CACCAACACAATACCTTGGTGACCATCGGCACCCCCGGCCAGAACCGCCGCTACGTGGTCAAGACCGAGCCAAGGGGGGCGATGCTGATCCGCATCGAGCTGGACAACGCCGGGGACCCCAGCAGGATCTATCTGGAGCAGAAGGCTCTCCGGGCGTGGTGCGTCAAGGAGAGCCTGAATTTCCTCAATATCCGCGATGCGCTGGCCTACGAGAAGGTCCTGGAACGGCACACTTACCTTTATGTCCTCGGCAAGGGCACCCACCTGTCATCCGGGCAGGTCAAGGTCTGGGACGTGAACCCCAGGGTCCCGGCGATGTCAGGAGCCCTGGAGGTGGTCGATGGTGGCGTCAGCCTGCCGCAAGCCGGCGTCGGTTGATTTTTTCCATCAGGCGGGCGAGGCTGTTCTCGGTCCTGGCCCGCAAGCGCGTCTCGTCCACCTTGACCGCCGTGTTCACCACCGCCACCGCCGCGTCCTTCTGCATCGAATAGAGCTTCAGGTCGTCGGAATTGACCGTGCCGCTCGGGATCTGGATAACCTCGCGGAGCTTAAGCAGGGCGAGGTCCACCAGCTCGTTCAGAGCTATGACGCCGCCCACTCCATCCCCTGGGCGTATCCCAGTTCCTGGAGCAGTGGGAGCTGCTTCTTGAGGCGATCCCCAATATCCGTCCGGTACATCGGGGAGTTCGGCAATATCAAGCGTTTCATGAGAGAGTACGCGGCCCGCTTGGCCTGGAGGATTGTCTCCCCCGTGCCGCTGGTCACCAGCACGTAGTCCCCCGCCGTCACCCAGCACGGCGCATTCTGAACCGACCCGTCCAGCTCCACCGGGGCTTCCCCCATCATCAACTCGCAAGGGGATATCCGGGACAGCAGTGAGGGTTTCAAACCATAGATCGGAATCCCCGTCACTTCCTTCCTCGTCAGGTGGGAGTAGGGGTAATCCGGGATGGACAGCACCACCCCCAGGGCGATGGTGTCCATCTCCCAGTTTTTTGCGTCCCGGCCCTCGGCCAAATCCATCAGCCATTGCGCACAATCTCCATTGCTCAGCACCTGCTGGATGTTGAACAAAGGCCAGCCCGGTCTGCAAGTAAATTCCAGCGGCAGGGGGGTGCCGTCCTCGGTGATGATGCAATTCACATCGACGTACCCAACGTACCCAGCCTTGTCGAGGGCCTCCTCGACCGGCTTGAGAACCTTGTCTGCCAGCTTTGACTTAGTGACCACCCGCAGCACGGTGCCTTGCTCGCCGGTCGCCACGCCTAGGTCGTCGTTCATCAGTTTCTTGAATTCCCAGTTCTCGCACCAGCCGTCGTTAAACCCGCCGGGGCCGAACCAGCCGCCAACGGCCATCTCGTAGCCGGGGATGAACTCCTGGAGGATGAAGGACCGTTTCAGCTTGTTGGTCTTCTTCCACCGCTCCAGCATGAAGACCATGTCGGCAGGGGACTTGGAGCAATAGCTGAGCGCCTTGTCGGCATCCCCGTCGGGCTTGGAGACGAACCGTTTCATCTCGCGCTTAACGAAGCGTATGGCGACATCGTAGTCATGGAAGACCTTGGAGGTGGGGGTCTCCACCCCGGCCCTGGCGAGGATATTTTGACCGACGCCGCGGTTAAGCTCCCACTCGGCGCATTCCTGATTGCATCCGACGATCATGATGCCCTGCTTGCGCCACGCCTCCAGCTCGTCGATATAGAGCGTGTTGTCGGGCAGGAAGACAAGATCCGCCCATAGCTTCCACGGTCGGTAGTCGTCCACGATATCGACCAGCCCGCGACCGATGGACTTGGTTTTCTCGGACTGCCGGATGAAGTGCTTGACCTTGTGACCGGCATCCTGGCATCGCATGGCCCAGTCAAGGGCGAAGCCGCCCTTGTCGATGATCAGGATTCTCACTGCGCGTCCCCCCCGGTATAGCGCCCATCGGTGCGGAGCTGGGCGAAGTCTTTAAGTCCCCGCTCGAACATCTGGAACGCCGCGCTGTCCCCCTCAATGCCGTTGACCAGCCACTTGATGGTCTGGGGCCGGGTGAGGATGTAGGAGCTGAAGATGGCCGAGCCGAAGCGGGCAACGGCCTTGAGCTTGTAGGGGATGCCCGACTTGACGGAACCACCGGCCAGCTCAGCGGACATCTGGTGCGAGGCTTTGGGGAATGCGAAGTCAACAAACCGGGAGAGCTTCTGCAGGTCCTCCAGCTCGCCGGGGTTTAGCAGGGCTTTCTTCTGGAAGTCGGAGTATTCCGCCAGGGCCTTGCGGATGCCGACACCGCCCATGCTGGTCTCTTCCTTCACCCCTTCGCCGGTATTGACCATGCCCCCCAGCACCCGCTTGCGGAAGGCAGACTTGAGAAGCTCGACCTCGGGAGCGGTGCCGGATGCCGAGTTCTTGGAGTAATATCGCAGAGCCGCTTGCAGCTTGGCGTTATTCCGGGGCTCCAGCAGATACTCCGCAGCACTCTTGCCGCCTTGACGGTCAGCCTGCTTGGTCAGCAGCTTACCCATCACATGGGCGTCGGACTGTGCCTCGGTGGCCAGTGCCGACAAATAATTCTTCCCTAGATGGGCGTCCCGCAGCTCAGCGGCTTTCGCCCCACGCTCAAGGATGGTGCGGAACCCTGCTAGATTTTTGCCGTTGAGCTTGGTTGTCGGCAGATCACCGCCCACCGCGGCGAGCTTCTTCGCCGCAACCAGGATCGCATCGGCGTCCTTACCGAAGATCTGCCGCATCACCGGCTGGCGCTGCTGCACCTGGGCCAGCAGGGCTTTCCCGCTCAACCCCTCCAGCCCACGGCTGGTGGTGGCCCCAGCGGCCCCCAGCATCTCGTCCATCACGGCGCGGCCAAGCTGCTTCTGGGTTTCGGGCTTCAGCATGGCGTAAATGCGCGCCACATCCGACGGCTTGCGGCTGGTGAAGCGGGCAAGGTCCTCAACGTCGAGGGAGCCGGTCTTACCGGCCTGCCGGGTGAGCCGTACCAAGTCCGCATCGTCGAACTTGACGATCCCCTCGGCGTATTTCTTGTTGGTGGTGAGCCACCGCTTGACCAGCCCCCGGTCAACCTCGTCGGGGAGGCCCTTGGACGCGCTGTCAATCGCCTCGGACACCGCCCGAACCAGATCCTGGTACTGGTGCTTCTCGGTCGCCGGAAGCAGGTCCCGGATTTCCGCCATGTCCATGAGCTTGGTGCGGATCGCCGCCATCTCCTTGAGAGATTTCGGTTCATCCAGCTTGGCGAGATCCCCCAGGTCCTTCAGAAACTGCGACGAGGTGAGGATGGGTTTGCCGCCAGTGGTGGAGCCCGGCCCCGGCACCCCAGCCGACCCGAAACCCACTAAGTCCGCCGACGCCGCTCCAGGGACATGCTCAATCTCGCTCTTTGGCAGGGCCTTCAGCACGTCGGATGCGGCCTTGGCCACCCCGTGGGTATGGATGATCGGTTTGTCTCCCAGTGCCGAACTGATCTGCTCGTACTCCTGGGCGAATGAGTTACCAAAATCTTTGCGGGCGCCGATGATGTCCTCGCGGATCTGCCCGGATAAATCCGCCCCGGGCTGCGCCATCTTCCCCATGACGTGCTTAAGACTGGCTTCCGCGTCCCGGCGGGCTCCGGCAGTGGCCGCATCGGCCTCATGCCCCGCCCGAGCGAGCCCTGACCTGACGGGTTGCGTCAGTGCTGCCTCGGTAGCGTTGGAACTGAACTCCTGCCCTAGGACCTGCTGGATGGCGGCGGCGGTGTTCTTGTCCCCCTGCCGGGTCAGGTATTCCTGCATCGCCAGCAGCACCGGGCGGGTGTTGGGGGAGGAAAACTTACCGGCGAGGTTCTCGCCCAGGGCCACTTTCCACTGGGAAGCCTTCATCGCCGGCGCGGCGGCGCGGAACTCGGGCGTCCCCCGCAGTTCAACCAGCTTGTTGATCATCTCCTTGGTCTCGGCGTCGGCCCCGGTGATGAGCGACGGCAGCCCACCCTTGGCGGCACCGATGACCCCACGCACCCCGGCCTCGCCCAGCGCGGAACTGGTCGCGGCTCCGGTGAACCCCTGCGCCAGTTCGCTGGGGGTCTTGCTGTACCCGCCCTTGGCGGCTTTAACCAGCTCATCGCCGCCGTAGCCCACCGCCGCCCCGGTGCCCGCCATCGCCGCCGCTCCGAAAACGCCCATCGGCCCGCCCAGGACGCTCCCGGCGATCCCCCCGGCGGTCTCCAGCGGATGCGCAGCGGCACCGGCCCCGAGGTTGCTCCAGAAGTTGTCGCCCATCACTTCCATCGGCTGCGGATCGCCAGGGCGCTGGACGAGGAAATTCCCCTTGGGGTCCGTGGTGACCTTGGCGTCCGGGTAGTATTTCTTAATCGCCGCCTGCTTCTCGCCAACGGTGTCAGCGGCCAAAAAGGCCCGCCGCGCCGACCAGTTGGTGCCGGTCTTGTAGTCGGCGTCGGGGTTCAGTCCCAGGCCGATCTTGCCCAGCCGGGTGACCTTGTCCTTCTCCTGGGAGGCGAAGGACCCGACGTGGCTCATACCCTCGCGGCCTGCCGCGATCAGGTCCTCGCTGTGCAGCTTGCCGGGCTCGATGGTCGTCGGCACCCCAGAGACCGCCGCTGCGGTCTCGCGGTCCTCAAGCTGGCCCGAGGGGGTGGTGAACTTGCGCTGGCTTTCCGGCGGGTTGTTGCCCAGGTCGTTGTGGACCTCGCCAGGCTGGCCGGTCACCACCTCGCCCGAGGGCTTCTCCAGGGCCGGGGCCGTTGGCCGGAAGCCACCCCCCAGGTATTTCTTCACCGTCGATTGGACGACCGCCGTGTCGGTGCCGTCGGGGAAGTTCAGAACGGTCCCATCGTGCAGACGAGCTTCCATTACTGCACCATATTCCCCTGGGCGTCAAAATGCAGGACCTTGCCGGTGGGCTGGGTCTGTCCGGCCCCCAAGGACCCGCGATGCGCCTCCAGGTCCTTCTTCAGCGCGGCGGCGTCGGCCTGGGCGATCCTGTTGGTGGTGCCGAAGGACAGCGCCCCAAGAGCCTCTTCAACGCGGGCCTGGGTCCAGGCGCCGCCGTTGCTGCTCTTGCTGCCTGACAGGATCTTGGTGATCTGAGGGACAACAGCCTTCACCTTGGCCTTGATCTCGGCGGCGCTGGTGTCTGGCGGCGGCTTTCCGGTCAGGCTGTTGATGAACGACATAACCGGAGTGATGGCGCGCTCAACGGTTCCCGCCGCGCCGGTAACCCCCAGCCCGAGGTTACCCTTGGAGCCCTCGGCCCCGATCAACTCGTCAAGCTGCCGCTGGACGTCGTCCAGTTCGGACAACCGGGCCTTGGCGGTGGCATCGCCCTTGGCGGCGGCTTCCTGCAGCTTGCCCCGCTGCATGTCGAGGCTGTCCCGGCGGGCCTGCAGGTTGCCCTTTTTGATCTCCATATTCTGCTCGGCCATTTCCCGGCGAAGGGCCAGCGCATCCTCGCGGGCGGCTGCCCGGTCGGCTGCCGAGGCGCGGCGGTCCTCAGATGCTAGCTTCGCCGCGTCGTACCGCTCCTTAATCGTCTCCCGACGGTCCTCATGTTGCCACTCTGCTGTCTGGCGGCGATCCGCACGGGTCTCCTGGGCCTGCTGCGCCGCCCGCTGGCTTTCGGCCCGCTGTTGCAGCATGGGCATGTAAAAGTTTTTATAAAATAGGCCGCGCTGCGCCGGGGGCAAGCTCTGGGTGATCGACATCGCCTGCTGGACGAACGGGTCCTGCGCCGCCTGCTGCGCCTGCGGGTTGGGGGGCTGCTGGGGCATGCCTTGCGGCGGAGCGCCTTGAGGAGGCTGCTGGGGCATGCCTTGCGGAGGCGGTTGTGGGGGCGGCGGCCCCTGCTGCGGCATCGGTCCCTGGGGCATCCCCTGCGGAGGGGGAGGCGGAGGCGCGCCCCCCGGAGCCCCACCCAAAGAGGGGGGTGGAGGAGGGGGCATCATGGGCTGCGGTTGCGGAGGAGGCCCTTGCTGCGGCATCGGTTGGGTGCCGACGATGTCGTTCCCGGCACCGCCGCTGGCGAACATGTTGGAAAACGTCGAGGGATCGAATTGCCCAATGGCCGAGGTGACGGCGTCGTCGTCCTTCAGTTTCTTGAGCTGGATGTCCGACAGTTCCTGGGCATTGGCCCCTTGGTACATGAGCCCGATGTTGCCAAGAGCGTTTGCGAAATTAACCATTATGCCCTCATCCCCCGGTGTAACTCATGTCGAAGGTCCCGCCCGAGGACTGCCCCCCGTTTGGCTGGCTGTAATTTATCCCCCCGCCATAGGTCATATAGGGCTGGGAGGTCGGGGCCATGTAGGAGTTGTACAGGCTCTGCCCGCTATTCGCCAACCCCGTCAGCCCGCTGCCAACGTTCTGCATATTGGTATTATTTTGTTTCCAGGCATTATTCTGGGCTGTGGCGTAGGAGTTCTGGGCGTTGTTACCCAGGCCCATGTAAGCCTGCGAGTTCATCAGCGATTGCTGGTAGGGCGTCATCCCGGCGTTGTAAGCGCCCTGGTAATTGGTCAACGCCGTTCCCTGGTTGCCCATGATGGTCTGGCTGGCATTGTAGGGCAGCGCGCCAGTGTTCTGGGCGAAGCCGACCGCTTGGTTGCCAAGCTGCCCGGCTTGGCCGTACATGTTGCCCCCGGCGGTGGACAGGTTGCCGTAGCTTTGCGCACCCTGGCCGATAGACCCGTAGTTGCTGATGAGGTTGTTGTAATACTGGCTCTGCTGGTTGTAAGGCATCGCGGACCCGGCAGCCATCTGCTGCGCCCCAGCGGCCCCCAGATTGTTCGCATTGGTGGCATTTCCCGCGAGGGTACTCATGCCCCCCAGGTAATTCTGCAGCGCCGACCCCGTGGCATCGTTGACCCCGGTGTACGCCTGGAAGGGCATTGCCCCGCCCTGAGCGTAAGTGGTCCCGGCGTTGGTCCCTAGGGCGCTGGCGGATTGGTCCGCCGCCGCCGCGCTGGTGATCCCCTGCGATTGGCGCCCGAGCTGGGCGTTCTGCCACGCGATGTTGAAATTCTGGTTTGAATTGTTCTCAATGCCCTGCCCGGCAGCCGAGGTGTCGAGCCCACGCGCTTCCAGCCCTGCCCGCGTCTGGTCGGTATTCTGCTGGAACTGCTGGTTATAAAGGGCGTTCTGCGGGTCGAAGGCGGTATTGAGGACGGAGTTCCCCGCACCGGACATAGACTGGGCATAGCTATAGTCGCTCATGGCCTGCCCCTGGACCATTCCGCCTCCGGTCCCCGCAGACCCTACGACTTGCCCTCCATACGGGTTGGACATCGCGGTCTGGAGGTACCCCTGCAACCCCGGCAACGCCCCCATGTTGGCCCCACCGATGGCTCCAGCCTGCCCGACGGCCCCCAACCCGACGCCGGAAAGCTGCTGCCCCGCCATATCCGCGCCCTGGATAGCCTGCGTAGAGTAGGGATTGCTCACTGCGGCGCTAAGAAGCCCGGGGGCATACCCCAGGCCGTAGTTCCCCGCCTGGGTCATAGAGATACCGGAGCCATAGTCCATATTGGCCCCGGTGTTCATCGCGTTCACATACTGCCCAGAGGTGGCCCCCGCCAGATTGGACGAATTCTGGTACCCGCTGGCGTAAGGATCATTGTACCCCTGCTGGGCGAGGCTGGAGAACTCCGGGCCGAGCGTACCCCACGGGCTTTGCCCGGTGATGTAGCTCTGCATGTTCTGGAAGTTGGCGTCTTGCCCCGCCAGATTGTTCGGGATGTAGAAGTTCGTCCCCGAACCCCCCTGGGTGCCGGAATAGGGGCTACTGCCGCCGCCGAAGATACTATTGCCCGCGCTGGCCAGACTCGCCGCCGCCCCCACCCCCGCTGCTACCGTGCCCATCTACATAGACTCCGCAAAACTGAGCTTGTACATTTCGCCATCGGGGACCGCGCCACAGCGACGGTGCATTGCCCCCATCCGGGGTCCATCCCCTCGGGACCCCGCCCGCATAATTACCTCGGACGCGCCCCGCTCCTGCAGCAGTTTAATGGAAGTCCGTTGGAGTTTCAACCCGACCCCAGGCGCATCGGGAGACGCGTAGAATGTGGACAGCACCCCAATTGGGGGCCCCCTAAACTCCAGCGACGGCGACACCACGGAAATCAAATACCCGAATACACGTCCGTTGCAGCGGGCCGTGACTGTTTGCAGCGCGCCCATCGCGTCCAGAGCGCGAAACAGGGGAATGTTCATCTTCTCCACCGCTGAGGGATCGTCCCCCACCCGGTTCAAATGCTCGGCTATAAGCCCCTGACCGTCCCTATAGAAGTCATCAAACGGCTCCGCCGCGATAACCATCCCAGCGGTTTCGCATGGGCGTGTCGCCAGCGCGGTGAGCATCGTCTGCCGGGCCTGCTGCATCACCCGCGATATTTGCGGAAAGTGCGCGCAAACATAGCGGTCCATGGCTAAAAAATTGATCTGGATGTTCTTTCCCGCCCAGAACCTCCACCAAAGATGATCGTGCGCGTAGGGAAGGCAATGCATAAAAATACGCATGCAAGCCGCTTCCTGCTTCAAGTCCTCATAGGTAAGCGACACCACCCCAGGGATACGCCGCTCGATCTGGTCCAGTTTGCGCGCCTGCTGTTCAATTGCCGTCCGCACCTCGGGGGTGGCGAACTTCGGGTGAATGCGCCACAGGCTGGCGAGTATTTCGGGTATGGGGCGCCGCAGGGTCGCCACTCGCGCCTCGGGGGCAACCTGCTGCACCAGCCTCCAGAAAGGGGCTGCCCCCGTCTCTACGGTGCCGGTGTTATGCTGGGAGAGCCAGGATTTGAGATCCGTGAGGGACCTCAACCGGACGGCTTCGTCGTGTCCGCAATGCCAGTCTCGGTAGGACAAGAATTGAGCCAGCCACGCGGTGCGGCTGCGGGGGAGAGCATAAATGATAAATGGGGGCATCTATCTCTCCGAAAGGTGGCGGGGTCCATATATGGACCCCGCCGAGTTGGCCCAGGGAGGTGGGCTTAGAAGTCGGTGGACACGTTGATGATCGCACCGCCACCGGCACCCTGGAGCTGGCATCCCCACCCAGCCGTGGAGGCCGTGGTCAGGGTTGCCGTCAAGCCCAACTGGGTCGCCGTCGCCCCGTTGCCGAAGACCAGGAAGGTCGAGGCAAGGGTCGACGTGGTGCTGTCCTGGATGCGGAAGGTGCCGGTGGACAGCGACGTGCCCGCAAAGGTCACGCCCGCTGTAACTGGAGCGGCGCGCATCGGCTGCGGCAGCGGCAGGGACAGGGCGCAGGACGTGGTGCTGGTCAGCACGCCGTTGGCCACCGGGATGCCGGCCGCCGGTTCGGTGATGCTGTAGAAGTAACGCTGGTACTTCGCCAGTTCCACGCCGTAGGGGCGGAACTCGAACGAGGACGCAACGGTTCCCTGCTCAAGCTGGACACCGGACAGAGCGAAGCCGTCGGTGGCGCCGGAGCCGGTAGCGGTCGGGGTGAAGCAGATTTCAACCGCGATTTCCTTGACGGTGGTCGGCACCGCAGCGGTCAGGGTGTAGCGGTTCCAGCCCGAGGCCGAGATGGTGTAGTTGGAGGTCGCCAACGTCGCCAAGCCAGTGAACGCCGGGGTGATCGCCGGGGAGGCGGTTACCGTGCCCAGGCCCTCGTCGGAGCCTGTGCCGGTGATGATGTTGGCCGAGATGACGTTGCCGTTGTCAGCCGACAAGCCCGCCAAAGCCTGGGCGTAGAAGCTCAGAACCACCGGCTGGCCCTGGAGGTCGAGGGCCTCCGAGGTCGGGATCTCCTGGATGGCGCAAACCGGCTGGGTCAGCGCACCAGAGTTGCGATAGACTTTCAACGCCTGGGCGCTGCCAATCGGCGGCGTCGGGGTGGAGGTGATGACCTGACTGTAGCCCGCGCCGGAACCGACGTTGGTGTCCACGCACCAGCGATCAGCGGAGTAACCGCCAGTGGCGGTGCTGTTGCAGCCTGAGGTGGTGCCGCCCGCCGTAGCGGC